TATACACAACAAAAAAATAGCTATAAGTATCAATACATTTATTACAGGTAATTTTAATAAATACTGAAAGCCATCTATTGCGCCAGTAAATAAAGCATATAACATACTAAGAATAAGCAAAGTAATAATACTACGCCCTAAATACTTCCAAATCATTAATATCACCTCACAGACAATATTATACCATAAATAACTTGTAAAAGTCCCCGCCCTTTTTTCTGCTATTTGTCTGCTAAAATGGTACTAAGTAATTTAATAACGAAAGAAATAAAGACACCTTGAGGAATCTTTTGATACCTCAAGGTGTCTTTTGTGTTTGTTAGGTTTTTATTTTATAAGGATTTTCTTTAGCTTCTCTTTCTGTCATCTCCACAACTTCTAATTTTAAATCAAAAGGTGCAAGAATTTTATTTAAATCGCTAACAGTTATTGACTTTCGTTTAAACCGATCGTGAAAGCTCGTTTCATTCATTCCTATATGATTTGTAAATTCTTTTATTGTTATTTTTTTGTTTTCACATAGAAATTTTATGAAAGCCTTTAACAAGTGCATATCATTTAAATTAGCGACCTTGCCTATAGGTATTCCTTCATTTGTTACCATCTTTATCACCTCTTTAAACTATTCTAACATAAAAAAATAATTCGTTAAAGTGCGAATTAATGAGAAAACAAAAGTTAATTCGTGAAAACACGAGTATTTTCCGAAAATTAGTTAAAAAGCGAGTTATTTGTCGGTTTACATTCGTTAAAACACGAGTTATTATTAATTCAAGGATTCGTGTTATCACGAACTAAAAGAAGGCGAGGAACACAAATGAAAACAACTTACACACCTTACAGAGACATGCAAAGCGAGTTAGAACAACTACAAAATATTTGTGGTAGAAGTGTAACAGCCATAAACACAGGCAGGTCCTATGCAGTATTAAGCTACGGAACGCCTATATTAATCTATTGCATGACCACAGGAGAAACTATATTTGACAATAGTTATTACAGTACAACCACTTCAAGGCTACAAAACCTAATTAAGGACGCTTTTGGGCTTCACGACTTCAAAGAACGTAAAATATATGAATTTAAATTACAAACATTATCAGTATAAGGAAGAAGAAAGCGAGGAAGTATAAAAATGAAAATTTGCAAAGAAGTAAATTATTTAGATTTTACATTTTGGTCGGGGGCAGTTGATACCGTTAATCTACTAACCAGCAAAGAGCTAGAAAGGGTATGGGAAGAACTAGAAAATTGTTGGGTTGAAAATGATGAAGTGCCCTCAGAAACAGATATAAATGATTTCTTTTGGTTTGAAACTGATACCATAGCTGAATGGTTAGGCTACGAGGATTGGGAAGACTTAGAAGAAGATAGAAACTAATACTCCCTTGTGTCTTGTCGCTGACCTCTAGGTAACCTAGAGGTTAGCAGAGAGGATACAAACAGTTAGCACTAGTAAGCCTCTAGGAAGGAGCGTTGAAAACCTTGACAACAAAACAGAAAGGACTAGCAGTAATCCTGTTAGCCCTCACCCTTTGTTTGTTGTCTCGTACCGCTAATTAGTAGGTAGAGACAGGGAGCAGGCTCACACCCTGCTACCCTGATTTACCTAGATTATATCATACGGAGTATAAGGAGGACAAGAGAATGTTATTACTACAGTTAAGAAACATCTATATTACTAGCAATAAAGCAGGTTATTATGCAGTATTTTTTAAAAGCTCTGATGTTGATTACCCTACTTTGCAATATGAATACTTACACGCAACAACGCTTTTATGTCTTTTAGCAAAATATTTTGAACTAACTGATCCTGAATTAAACACTGTTAAAACCTTTATTAAGAGTGTTGAGGAGATGATTAAATGATTAACAATATTGAACAAATTACACTCAAGACGGGACAAGAAGTAATCATAATGAGCCACAGGGATATTATTGACACAATAAGGGATACACTAGGTGACCCGCTGGCAGACATTGTAGCCGCTGAACTAGCCCACGCAACCAAAAGCTACGAAGATGAACTAAAAGGCTATGAAGCAGACATACAAGAGAAAGAAGGCATAGCAGATAGTTACGCCGCATCCCTGCGGGATATTAGTGATGAATTAGAGGTAATAGAGGGACTGCTGGAAGCCCCACGGCTGAACAGAGACAAAGTTAAAACTAGTTCCGAAAATATCAGAAAAATTATAGATGAAACATTTTGAACAGGAGGAATTTATTATGACAAAGGAAGCTTGTAAACCTGCTTTTGAACCTAAAGTAGGCGGGATTTATCGGGTAACACATGACGTTTATTGTGGTGATGAAGTTTGTTTATGGAAAGGCGATATTGTAAAGATAATAAGCAGCTTCAGGAAGGGTTCTTATTATGCACAAAGTCTTATGCCTACTAAATATGATAACGGCAAATGGTGGCTTACCCTAAGTTGCTTAGAGGAGGTCTAAAAATGGAACTATACCTAAAATTTTATAGTACAACACAAAAGGCCCTAAAAGCTATGACCGAAGACGATCCAGGCATTTTTAAATACTGGATTATCGAAGCAGACAGATATAAAGATGCTTTAATGTCACGATATCAAAATGAAACTCTAATCAACGATATGTTTATGGAAGCATTTAATGGCTTTAACTATGGCCGACATCCAGCGGTAACCCTTGAAGCCTTTAACAACTATTATAAAAAAAATGGAGGTAATAAACCATGAAAGACAAAATTATCATGTTTCTTGTCTTAGCTAGCCTAGTAATCGACTGGGATAGAACTCTGAGAAACTTCGGGCTATAAGCGTTGTCTTGCTAGTGCCTATGAGGTCACCTCGTGGGGCACCATGGAGGATAACTCTAAGATAAACTTTATAACCTAGGGAGGAAATTTATATGTTGATTTTAAAGAATCGTTATCAAGCACGAAAAGCCGCCGCAGAGGCGAACGTGTTAGGAGTCTGTTGTATCGTCAAGGTTAGCGGAGGGTTTACTGTGATGAGTCCTCAAGCCTATGAAATTTGGAAAAAACAGAAATGAAACGGCGGTTGAAGGAGAATTTAATAATTATCTTAATATTAGTCGTTCTTTGTCTAAACTGGCATAAACTTTTCTGAACTGAAACCTAACGAAGAACCACCTTTAGCTAAACATAAGTTTGTACTAATTCTCACGTTTAGTTGAGGGTGGCTTTTTGTTGGCCTTGTGTCAAAACATACGTTCGTTATAATAACCTTATGTTCGTATTAAAAGCGAACAAATTTCAAAAAAAGAAGGAGAACGAATCATGGAAAAGCACTACGAAAAGCACCCCTTGTACCTTGAAGAACTAGAACTGGAGGCACGTTACAAAACTTTTGGCGAACAAAAACTACGCCAAGTGTACGACAAAGCCAAAGCAGAGGGGCAAGTCGGAACAACTACCCTCGGTCAGAAGTTTATATCACACCAATACAGCAACGTCTTTGAAGCTATCAAGGTATTTGTCGAGAACGCAGTGGCTCCCAAAAGAGGCGTAAAGCCCGCCTATGTAAGTATTCTTTTCGAGATGGTAGAGCTTTACAAAGAGGAGAAAGACCAGCTATATAGCTTATTGACCTTTTCGCCTTTCTCAATCCTTATGAACAACCTTATGAAACGTAAAGACCTCTTTCTGTCTAACGTTAGTCAGCTCATCGGTAAAGAAATCCAAGACGAATACAACCTTACTCACTACCTCAGTCTGAATCCGAGTCGAAATGTTGTCGTCAATAATGGCATAGACCAACGTGTTCAGAGCTTCTACCGCCGTGCCTATGCGATTGCGTGGATGAAACGTGATGGTTACCAAGCTCCTAAATGGAACACTCAAGACTTAATGCAGCTCTCGGCTTGCCTCGTAAACATAATTATTGAGAATACACCTTACTTTGAATACTGCCAACAAGGCGCAACACTAAATTTACAGCCGACACAAGCCCTTTTAGATGCGTGGATGAACAATGAAGACAACGCAGTAAGTAGTGCTTACCGCCTCTGCCCTACTATCATCCCTCCGAAACCTTGGGAGTCCTACGATGAAGGCGGTTATCACGGAGAACTGCAATCAAGCACATCTTTATTACGCCTCCGAGATCAACGGTCTGTCTTTGGTAAGAAGTACCTAAAAAAGTTAGGACAGATGGAGCTTGCCGGAGTAAGAAAAGCAATCAACAGTATCCAAGCAACTCCGTGGAAAATCAATAAGAAAGTCTTAGCAGTCATGCAGGAAGTGATGGAGCTTGGCGGAGGTCGTGCAGGTATCCCTTATATCAACGAAGCCCCAAAGCCTATGGTACTTCCTGAGAACCCAACAGAGGAACAACTCAAGGAATACCGTAAAGTTATGGTCAGCTTCTACAAGGATGAAATAAGTCGTAAAAGCCTTGCCTTGAGAGCCATTGGGAACATTAAGACCGCTGAGGAGTTCTCTAAGTACGACAGAATTTACTTCCCTTGCAACATGGACTTTCGAGGCCGTGTCTATCCTCTACCCTCTTTCAGTTTCCAAGGAGACGACCTAAACAAGGGTCTTATCCTCTTTGCTGATGCTCCTGCCTGTGAAGACATGGCAGACATCAACTGGCTTGCTGTACATGGTGCTAATTTAGCAGGTGTCGATAAAGTCAGCTATGACGACCGTATCCAGTGGGTCAAAGACAATGAGCTTGAAATCCTTGCTTCTGCTCTTGACCCGCTCGCTAACACCTTTTGGATGAACCAAGATGAACCCTGTCAATTCCTGGCTTTCTGTTTTGAGTGGCAAGCATGGAAAACTTGGGAAGCTGAATATGGCAGTCCTAAAGGCTTTGTATCGGGCATCCCTGTGGCTTTTGATGGTACTTGCTCAGGTCTCCAGCATTTCTCTGCAATCCTTAGAGACCCTGTAGGTGGAGCAGCAGTAAACCTTCTGCCCTCTGAGAAACCTAATGACATCTATGGAGTTGTTGCAGAGAAGGTAAATATAGCTATCGACCAAGACCTCAATTCTGGTTCATTAGATGATGTTATCGACACTAAAATCAAGTTTGGCACCAAGACCCTCGCACAACTTTGGCGACTGTACGGCGTGAACAGAAAGGTAACCAAACGCTCCGTTATGACTCTCGCCTATGGCTCTAAGGAGTATGGTTTTAGAGACCAAATCTTTGAAGACATAATCAAAAAGGATATGCAGGAACAGAAAGAATCTTCCGTGTTCACTGATGAAAACTGCTGGCAAGCCTCTGCATATATGGCAAAGCTTATTTGGAACGCTGTTAGAACTACTGTAGTTGCAGCTGTAGATGGTATGAAGTGGCTACAGGACTGCGCTAAGTTGGTTACAAAGAAGGGTCAAGTGGTTACTTGGACGACTCCAATGGGTCTCCCGGTTCAACAGAGCTATATGGAGTGTGTCAGCACTCAGGTGCGCCTAAGATGTGCAGGCAAGAACATCCGTCTCTATGGTCTGAATGTCACAGGGAATATCGACAAGAGAGCGCAAGCTCAGGGTGTTGCCCCAAACTTCATTCATTCTATGGATGCAAGCCACCTTCAATTAACTGTCTGCAATGCTATAGATGCAGGTATCAAACACTTTGCAATGATACACGACTCCTATGGTGCTCCTGTAGCACAAGCAAAGACCATGTATAAGGCAGTACGACAGAGTTTCATTGAAATGTACACTGAGCAAGATGTACTTGATAACTTCAAGAACGATATGTTGAAGTTATCCGACACTTCTCTACCTTCTTTACCAAAAAGAGGCGACCTAAAATTAGATGAAATCACTAACAGTAAATATATCTTTTCTTAATTGTTCCACATAAGTGAGAAAGGAAACCTAAGGATAACCTTTAGATTACTCCTACTGTTATTACAGTAATAATTAATCTTTAGGATATCCTTAAGTATTTCTCAAATAAATCTAAGGAGGAATTAAGTAATTATGAACAGACAAGAATTTGAAGATTATGTCGCTCACGGAGGGAAGTTGTTTATCGTCCTTACGGATTATCGTAGTGATGATGAGCAAGGTTGGCTTGAAAAGGGTGAAATAGTTGAACTCAAAAATGATGACGAATCAGAAACACCTGCCTTTTACTATCCTAATAAAGAAAAAAGAGAAAAAAAGTACCCTGTAGATGATTGGCGTTTTATTCCCTTGAGAACCCTTGCGCCTTACACTTTATCCGACAGCACCCACTACGACACCTTGCATCAACCAATAGAAACCATGCAAGCCAATATGACACCTGAAGCTTTTCGTGGTTACCTGCGTGGTAATATCATCAAGTATGTTTGTCGTATAGGTCGTAAGGATGGCGAAGCGGAACTTAAGGAAGCTAAGAAAATCCAAGACTACGCAAAATGGCTCGTTGAGAGTCTCGAAGGTAAAACCATTAATCCGAGAGAGGAAGGTAAATAATCATGAGATATATTGATATTAAAGTCGGTTTAAAATATCGTGTTAAAGAGGATATAGATATTTTTATTAAACGTGGAGCTGTAGTAGTCATCGAAAAGAAAGCTAAAACTGATGCTATCGTACAAGATTTATCTAAAAATAAATATATGGAGGGGCGATGGTGGATAAACTACAACAAGTTAGAGCCACTTAAAGGCATCGACCCTGAGGAAATTAAAGAGGGACTTAGGGTTCACCACAAAGAGTTTGGTAAGGGCACTGTAGATACTGTCAATACTAAGTTCTTTTATGTTAAATGGGATAAAAAGCCATTGGGAAGAGGAGTGAGAGACAGTTTTTCTCGTGGAGGACGCTTTCTATGGGACGACCACCGCCTTTTTAGCTGTGAAGAATTATCCATTCTTAATGAAAAAGACTCGGCAGTAGATATATTTCGAAAATTACAAAAAGAGTGCGACGAGGCACTTTTAGATGCACTTTATGACTATTCACAAAGACAATGGAAAGAAGCACTAGAAGAATTAAAACGACTAAATGCACTAAACGAAGAAAGCTTATACTGGCGTCGTGAAGGTAATAAAATTATTTTTTCTTTCGTCAAAGAGGGTAAAATAATCGAAACATCTGCATCTTGTAGTTCTGATGATACCTTCGACTACATTACAGGTTCTCAAATTGCGCTTGTTAGACTTGCTCAAAAATGTGGTAAACCTGCAAAAGTATATTTACCAAAAGATACTAAAGATTTTCAAATTGAATTTATCTAAGCGTCACAGATAGTGGGGGAAGAGTCAACAAACTCTGACCTCACTTTTTGTTTAACTGAACTGAAAGGAGGTGAAAAGCATAGCAACCCCAATTTTAAAAATTATGCAACTACATGAGGAAGCGCAGTTACCCAAGGAAGCTACTGCTGGTTCCGTTGGCCTCGACCTAAGCAGCATTAGCTCTGTCGAAGTTCTTCCGAACCGTATCGTGCCTACCGCTTATATGGTTCACACAGGGATAGCCCTTGAGATACCTAAAGGATATCACGGTAAGGTCTTCCTGCGTTCCAGCACTGGAGCTAAAACTAAATTGCGCCTAGCCAATGGTACTGGAATCATTGATAGCGATTACCGAGGTGAACTCCTTTTATTAGTCGAAAATATCGGACAGTATTCCGAGTATATTTCTAAAGGTCAACGTATCGCACAGCTTATCCTCGAAAAAAACGAAGCCTTCAAAATCTCTGTCGTTAACAAACTAAGCGACACAGAGCGTGGAACCGCTGGTATCGGCTCTACCGGAAACTAAAAAATAATTAAAGGAGATTTCTAATTTGAGAACACAAATCACAACCCCTAAAGGAACCGCTCAGTATCCCAAACTCCGTACCCCTGAATATTACGAAGGTGCAGAAGTAGGTTATACAATCCAAATGTTATTCTCTCAAGAAGACACTGATAAACTGCTGTCGATATTAGACGAAGAATTGGAAGCAGCTAAAGGACTTAGTGAGTTCAAAGGGAAAAAATGGACTAACGCCCGAAATGGCAGCAGAGAAGACAAAAATGGCGATACTGTCTTTAAATTCAAAACCAAATCCAGCTACACAACTAAAGCTGGGGAAACCAAACAACGTGTTATACCTATTTTTGATGCAAAAGGCACCCCAATAAAAGGAGATATTGGTCATGGCAGTGTCTGCCGTGTACGCTTCACAGTAAATCCTTACCATAAATCTGCTAATAATTGTGGTCTGACTTTATATCTTGATGCAGTTCAAGTTATCGAATTTAAAGAACCCGGCGGTGTCTCTGCGGACAAGTTTGGCTTCACCGAAGAAGAAGGTTACACTGTAACTGAAAACGCTACTGTTGAAAACACCTCCTTCGACACTGAGGAGTTCTAAACTTTGAAAGGGTTTAACCGCCATGGGGGGTTCTATAATAAACCTACTCCATACCGAAGCGGTCTTGAGGACAAAGTAGGCGAACAACTAAAAAATGCAGGAATTGAGGCAGCTTATGAAAAATTCAAGCTGCCTTATATTATTCCTGCCTCTGACCACTCCTACACCCCTGATTGGGTGCTTCCTAATGGTATCATCGTGGAAACCAAAGGAGTTTTTGATGCTGACGATCGGAGAAAACACCTACTAATCAAAGACCAATACCCACACCTCGACATCCGGTTTGTATTTAGTAGTCTTAGCACTAAGATATATTCAGGCAGTAAAACTACTGTCGCTGATTGGTGCGAAAAGCATGATTATCAATATGCCCGCAAATTCATACCGTCAAGTTGGTTCAATGAACCTAAAAAACCTACTGACGGACTCATCTTAAAGAAAGGAGGCAGCAGCAAATAAGCACTCTAAAATTCAAACAACGTACCTGCACAGACTGGCTCTACATTATCAAGAAGCCTATTAACGGAGCCGATAAGGAAACCTTAGTCAACACTGCTCGCCGTCTTGGTGAGTTCGACTCAGGGTATCACTTCATTATCCAAAATGACGGCACAGTAGAAGCAGACAGAGATGTCAATGCTGTCGCACAGTGGGACTTCAAGGACAACACAACGTCCATCTACATCCTTTGCGACACCTCTGGAACCCTTACTGATTCCCAGAAGATTGCTGTAAGCGACCTGTTCAAAACCCTTGTTGCTACCTACCCTAATATCCAAACTGTAGAGGTACTCTAATAT